TCTTCATTATAGAGAAGATCTAGTAATTTATTAACTCTTTTCTTAGTGAATACTAATCCGGATTCTTTGATGAATCTCTTAACCAGCGTAGTTTTCCCAGTACATGGTTCACCACCAATAACCAATATCTTAATCATAGAATTCCTCTAAACCAATTTTCTGTTTTGTTTCATCTTTAAACAACCAATCTAATTTTTCTATACTTCCCGATTCTAAGAATCGATGAAATTTTTCTTTCTTTATTCCAGTACTCAGATCTAATCCTGGATTCAATATTTCAGATCTAGCTTGCCAGAGAACGTTCCAATCAATACCATACCATCCATCTTTCTGTACTTTTTGAATCTCTTCAGCTTGTCTATCGAGATAATATCCCAGATATCTACCATTTGTTGTTCTGAATAGTTTCTTGAAAGAACATAGACAAGTTTCCATGGTGAAAGGTTCTATTTGAGTAGATAGATGTGGGAATCTACTTCTACATTCTTCCATAATAGAAGTGGCTTCATTTTCTAGTCTATCATATTCACTTTGAGATAACTTTACGTCTATATTATCTTCTTGTCCTAAGACATACAATAAACCATTGCGATGTGATCTAGATCCAGAATAATCTTTCAACAATAGAGAGTCGGCTTGAATAGGCAATCCACAACAATACTTCAAAGATTGTAAATAAAACCATGTTGTATATCTCCCAAACTTATAGAATTTTTCGTTGACAAATTTCGATATATTTTGATAACTTTTAGTTTCGTTGTCTTGTAGTAATGAATAGAACAGATCTTTTTGATCTTTATTTCCAATTACCTTCATATATGATTCATACATCGAAGGTAAATGTCCTTTATTATACTTTGTATCTGTTTGATATCTTAATATTCTATAGTTTTGAGTATTCCAATTTTCAATTCTGTCAATTGAAGCTAATTCAAAATCAGGAAATTCGTTCCAGAGTATAAATGCAGTTGGATAATAGTATGTATTACCATATAACCAACACAACCAATATCTCTGTTCGATATTGAATTCGAATCTATCGAATATATAATTTGCCATCCAAATAGCAGGATCACAATCTTTATATTCTAAAGACCAAATATACCATCTGATGAATGCTTCTCTACGATTTTGTTTTAAACGATAATCCATTATGTTAAGAATGTTTCTAAGTTATTAATGAATAATGCCGGACGAATCCAAGAATCACCGACAGCAGAAATCGCTTCTAATGTCTTTTCTCTTTTCTTCACACCCCATGAATATGTTTCAATTCCTTCGAGAATTAATTTTTCTCTCACTTTTTGATTAGGAAGAGCTATAGAAGGATTTATTATAGCTTGATCTCGATATGCAATTTGTTCTTTTCTAGTGGGAAATAATTTTTGATCAGAACGCAAAGATCCAGAAGGATCTACAGCCCAAAATAAAAGACCGTTACGACAATGCCAAGTTACAGAAGAAGGTGTGCAAGATAATTTAAGACGGATAGATCCCCTTTCTTTAAAGGCATAATCAATCCAGTTATCCCAACATTTGGTTGCATATCCTTTACCCTCGTTCCCTTGAACTGTGACAATCTCATAGAGATTAGTATATCCATCTCTATTATATGTAGAGAATATGAGCGAGACAATAGATCCATCAACTTCAAGTACTGTGGGAGGACACTTATCGTAATTTTTAAATCGAAACCACAAATTATGTGCAGCAGCTAAAAATTTAGTGTTCTTTCCTGGAGGTGAATTTCTAATCAATTCTTCAACTTCATTACTATCAATACATTTCATATTGAAGATCCTTTAATGGAGGGCAAATAGTCCTCTTATTAATTTCCATATCAGTCAAATAATATTCTATTCCAGCCTCACAATCAAACACTTGCGAATCTGAGCATCTATTAATTATATCACGAGTAGAAGAAATAATCAAGTTATCTCCAACTCTCGACCAATGTATCGGTCGTTTACCATTTCGATAAAAGAATATTCCATTGCTATTCAATCCACAAACAGCCATAGAAGCTTCTGGAAATTGTTTTAATGGATGTGATCCTGAAGCATGCGATTTAAATATCAATTCAGAATCATTCTTAGTATCAAAATTATCATAACCAAATAAAGAATTCCATGTGTCAAAAGGTTCTTGTGTTACTACTCCATTATGAACTATAGATAGATCTCTATTCGCAATAGGTTGATTATATTCAAGATGTGAAGTAGAATATCGACAATGACCTACAAAAGAAAATTCTCTTCCAAGAAATTCTTCCAATCTAAGATTTTGAATAAATTCTTCTGCAGGAACTGGTTCTTTCACAGTCAATATATCATTATCGATATATGATATTCCTGTTGCATGTCTACCTCTTATTTGTGATTGTAGAAAGAGATTTTTGATTAATATGATATCTTTCTTAGTCAATTCTGGAAAGGCACCACCAATAATTGCACACATTAGATATCTAATACCCCAACTTTCTTCCCGTAAACTACATCTTCGATCTCGGCTGCATATTCATGTAAACCGTTATCTACAAGATATTTGTACCACTCTTCGCTCGTATCCCATCCAGCAGACACACCATTCCATTTATCATACCACAAAGGATGATTCTTATTTCTTTTTCTAGACTCAATAAAATTATATCTAGTATCTTCATAAGTTTTAGATCTACAATCCATCATCTTTTCACGCATATAACATACGATAGAAATTCTTTCATGTAAACCGGATTCAGAAGAAACTGGTGTATTTCCATGAATCTCATGAATATCCATTGCAAGAAAATCACCAGGTTTAACAGAAACAGCTGCACGATATTCAGGAAAGATTAAATAACATCCATCCCAATCTACACCATTATATGTTGTCGATAGATTACCAAATCCTTCTTTGAAATCACCAGCATCACGGTGAGCCGCTGTTCTATAATTCTTATTAACTGTAACTGTTGTATAAACTGAATTGCCGATCCTGAATGCAGGGTCTAAATGACTCATCGCAGCTTTTTGAACTTCATATCTATCTGGAACTAACTCTTTGAACTGTTCTGAAACTGCTTCGATAAATGGAATTGCCTTCTCAAACATCTCTTTATGGTTAGCTGTATAAGATGTTAGTCTGCAATATGGAATCCTAGGATATTTGTCGAAATATCCAGCAATTCCAGAGAATACAGGATTGGCATAGGTAGTGTCAGAAATCCAATCATTAATAATTTCAACTTCTTTCAATCTATCTTTATATGATAGTTTCGCTGTCTTCTCTACCCAAGCATCAAAATCAAATCCTGCTGGTCTCTTGAGAGTTAACCAAACTCTCCCTTTTGTAGAAACTTCTTCTGAAGTCTTAGCTTTCGCATAAGCTTCAGCAATAGGATCATCTGATGTAACTGTATTCATCGACCCAGATAAAACATCAATTAATCTTTCTTGTAATGCAGTAACCCAATCTCTTCCTGTTGATTTCTCTGTTCTCGGTCCAGCAGCGATACCACGATTTTGTGACTCACCAGCAGCGTCTCTCAATCCTTCATAAGCCATCTTGACTAACTCTGGAGAGAATACACCTTTCCTGAATTTAAGTAGAAGATTATGTTCACCATTTTGGATTTCGTTACCAAAAGCATCGACAGTATACTCCAAAGGTTTATATACATCGCAATCTTCTTCGATTAGAATATCATAATGAGATTCGTCTAAGAATTGTCCCAGAATTTGTTCATTAGGATATTTCTTTTCTAGATAAATAGTCTTCATAAGTCCCTCACTTATATTATACCTTAAATGTGTTTGTGTGGCAATAGTTAGTTGCCACACATATATTTAGATTTTTGTTTCAATCTAATCTGGAATCTTCCATTCTCCATCATCAGTTCTACATTTAGTAACTTTCGCCTTCTTCTCTTCACCATCGATAATAACTTTAATATCAAAGTCTTTACATTGAATTTTCTGATCTTTGTAAACAACTTCTTTTGACTTTGTTGATCTTCCAATAACAAAACCAATAACACCAACACCTAAACCAATAGCAGTTGCAGCACCAGGAGAGATTCTGTTATCATTATATCTTGGTGAGATTCTATTTTGATAGATAGGTCCCCTATAATAGTTTCTGTATACAGGTTGTCTGTGATATCTATATGCAGGTCTGCGCCAATAATGATCGGCGAATAACATATTTGCCGAAATAAAGAATACAAGAATTTTAGAGAGGATCTTCTTTGACAACATATTTCAATATGTCCTTTGGATTAACGATACTCATATCCAAGATATTTTCTACTAGAAAAGATCTGTATGCATTCTTATTTAGGTCAAAAGCGGAAATTACATATGGATTAGATTTCTTGACTCTATCTGTTTTCTTTTCAACTACAGGAACAAAATCTGGACTTGTTGTGCATAACATGACTCTAGTGTCTCCATCTTTCTTAAGAAAAGAAACCAGACAAACATTATTATATAACTGACTCAGAATTTTATTCCTAAATTCGATTAATTCTTCGAGTGTATCAAATTTCATCGTTTAACTCCATTATCCGAAAACTCAAGTATCAGTTGGATATCTGTAGGATTCTGATTTTGTAGTTTATGCTTCAAGTTAATAAGAAGAATTATGTTATGGATTGCCTTGTATAGATCCTTCACATTATATCCTTCTTTCTTTCCATACCGTGCCAGATACTCGATAGCATTGGAAATGAATGCACCTTCTGCATGTCCAATAACCATAATCAAATCGTTAACTTGAATATCATTACCATTAACATAATGTGAATTGTATGTTGTCTTAATGAATTCTTCGATATCAGATAAGATCTCTTTTTCGTTATATTTCATTCTATACTCCCCATAAACTATTTAAGTCTTCTTTTTCTGTGATATCACCATTCGGAATCTCTTCACCATAGATAACAAGAGAAATCTTTGCTTGTCTAAACATCTCGATTGTTCTTATTTCATGTTCATAATATTGAGATGTTTTATGTTTAAATGCCTCTAGATTCTTAGGTGAGACGATTACGTTCTTGATTCCTGATTGGATAATTGCTCTAGCACAATCTACACACGGAAAATGTGAAACATATATCGTGCATCCATTAATACATGTACCCATTCTTGCAGCATTATAGATAGCGTTTCTTTCAGCATGTTCAGCCCAGAAATATTTCTCAGGCTTCTCCCACTTTGTTAGATCTGTTTCATCAACTCCTCTAGGAAATCCATTGAAACCAGTTGATCTAATTTCGTTCTCTTTTCCTACAATAATTGCAGATGTCTTAGTGCGATCTTTAGATTTAATCGCAATAGAATCCAATAGTTCTATAAAATAATTATTCCAAGTCATGAGCGATATATGGGAGCTAGCGAATCTCTAACATCAGTTAGAACTTTACCAAGCCAGTTCTGTCCATTCCATTGAGGTTTATCAAAACAACGTTTGTCACCAAGAGGTAAACCGATTCCCCAGATTTTATCTACAGGTGAACATTCAACAAATTCTCCTGGTTGTTCCATCATAATCTTGAGTAAATCCGGATTTTGTGTGAACTTTGCCATATTGCCTGTGTAAACAAAAGTCTTTGCCAGAGAATCCCACAAATCTTTATCGAAATTTGGAATCTTCCTTCCTATAGATTTACAAACAGAAGGATGATCTGCAATTAAGATATCTGCTTCATATGGCCCACGAAATAATCTATTCTTACACCACATCATATACTGTTCAGCATTGTCAAACCAAATTCCATCTAAGAAAAACTTAGAAGGATACCATTGTGAAAACACTCCACCATAGAAGAAAATATATTCGTCAGTTCTAATTAGTGGGCAAGGATCGTATGTAATTTCGGTGCTTTGTACTTTATTGTATGTATTCATTATGTCGTCACCTTATCATTTAAGAGAATACTTTCTTTTACCAACTTGATCGAAACAAATTTAAAAAGATCTCCATAAACAGGATCTTCATAATAATGACTTCCACCAGTACCGTCTTCAACAGGAAATTCCTTTTTGAGGATTTCCGGCCACACATTAATAACCTCATCTAAATCTTTTGCTAATAGATGTTTAACGTATTGATGTGAACGCCAATAATCGCATGGTTTAGAATACTGAGAATATTTGTAATTACTCTGTCCAACTCGAAATGTCACTTCATACATTTGCAGTTTAATCATCTATTCACCTATCACTTATAATCAGTCTTGTACCAACCAGTTCCTTTTAGATGGAAGGAAGAGGCAGAAACAACCCTAGTAACATCGCAATCTTGATTTTCACAACCAGGATATCGTTCGATCTCTTCATCCATCTTTAGTAGGATCTCGAATTCTTTCCCACAAGTATTACATTTGTAATCATAAATTGGCATATATCATACCCTCATCTAATTATAATGTCAATCTCTACGATCAACTATTCCTTTAAGGGTAGATTCGATCTTCATGAAAGGAATATAATGCCTCATAGGATCTTGTGTGCCATAGTGTTGAGCAATAATCTCACACATTCTTCTGGCACCAACAGGATTCATAGAATGAACCATACAAACATTTGTGGGCCATTTATTGGATTCTTTCATCCAAAGAACAACATCATAACCAGTTTCTTCTTGAGTTTCAGTCTCTTCGTAGTGTTCTGGTGCGAGATCGTGATCTAACCAAGCTTCTTCAATCTCAAAATTTTCCATTATATAGATGGCTTGTTCATAATCCTTTGCGATCTTCCAATCACCGATAAACGGACACGGTCTGACATCATCTAACCACAGTTTCATGTGTACTCCCATTTCTCAGAACCACAGTGTTCACAACGTTGAACAAGAGTTCGAACTTTCGGAATATATTGTTCGGCATCCATCCAATGGAGAGCGTAACTCTCTGGACTAAGTCTTTTGACTACACCTTTAGAATCCTTTCTATATGGAACATAGTTAATATGTAAAGAACCATAATCGTCTTCATAAGACTTGTTCTCTACCCAGTAGAATACCTCTTCGCCATTCTCAATCACTGTTTTCATAATATAATCAACTTACCTATAATTATAGCTTGTTCTTCAGTAATAGTCAATCTCTGAAGAAATTTTTTAATAGTATCTTCTGTTCCACCCTTTCTATCCGGTGAAACTAATGCTATCAAGTAATCGGAATCTCTTGCTATCAATGTGTTTCTAGCATATGCAGCCTTCGCATATGCAGCTTTATGGGGCAATCCATCATCCAAATATTTTTGGATTAGATCTGAATCTGGTTTATGAATGATTATTGGTATATCACACTTGGTGGCGATCTCTTCAGCAAAAGAGTCGCCACCTATTTTACATCCACCAGAAACTATACAATCTTCATCTTCAATAATAAGATTGGTTAATATCTTAACAAGAGCAAGGAAATCTTCTCGACTATTCCGTTTCCTAGATCCAATAATTCCGATGTTCATTATCTTTCCGGATAGATTACCATAGTGACATCGATAATATCACAATTTTCTTCAGCGAAGTCTAATAGAATATCTAGAACACGTGTGAAGTCTCCACCAGCTAAACCACATCCAATCTTAGGGAATCCAATACGAATTACAGATTCGATATCCGCTTCAGATCTAATAGATAGAATTTTCTCTTTGAGATTTTGAAGAAAATGTTCAAATGCCTTATATTCAAAAACATCTTCTCCTCGAGAGAAAGTGTATTGTGTGTATGCATTAATGATATAGAAACCGATGTCAGTTTGATATTGTGTGAATGTTCCTAGTTTGGATCGATCACCACGAATAGTTTGAGCATCGATCTCGGCTGCTCCTGGATATCGTTTTGAAATCTGACCTGCGATTCCGGATGCCATCGTACAGAAACAGTTACAACCATGTACAATAATATGGAAATAACCTTGTTCGGCTAATCCAATTAGATCACCTTTAATGATATTCATAATGTATATTCCTAATGAATGGTGTCCCGTGATTGAAATGGCTCACGGGACCAGAAGCCTAATCCCTGCTTTGTGGCAGAGACCAACCTGATGGTATGGCCATCATTCTCTTTATCTATCCGTTACTGATAAAGTAGTTTAACTTCTCAGCTTCAGCAATAATCTGCTCTGTAGTGGGCAGACTAGGAAGATTAGGATATTCGATATCCATACCTGCACGATTTACGTGATATTCATCAATCAAAGCTTCTCTTGTTTGCATGACTGGAAGTTCCAGTACATCCTTAGCTAACTTCAATACTTCTAAACGAATTTCATATGGCGTCATTCCCATAATAATTCTCCTTTGTGTTTTTTTTGTGTGTTTTGAGGTTATCAACAGAACAGATCCTTTCTATTGGTGGTAGTTAACCTCGAACTCAATTAATTGTGTCTTGGAGTTGCACCAAGATTCCTCAGGAATTTGATATCCCGCTTTCCTACTATTGGATGAACACGATTAATTTAACCACATTTTGTGAGATTGTTATAAACATCATCAGAAGTTATCTAGAAATTTCTAATTCTGTCTATTTGTGGTAGCCAATCTCATGCATACTTTTTAGACTCCTGTATAATAATGGCCTGGATTCGAACCAAGATTTCCGGGACCTCCGGAAGTATTACCTCTTTAGACTAACACTATTATACGCCATCAACCACAAAACTGGAGCTGCGAATCGGTCTCGAACCGATAACCTGCGGTTTACAAAACCGCTGCTCTACCAATTGAGCTATCACAGCATTATTTCTTTCTCTTGCAATAACAATCGCATAAACATTTCTTTACGCATGGACACTTATCTACACAACATCCATGTGGTTTACAATACTTAGGCACATCACTATATGATGGATTAAATAATCCAAAGAAAAGAATTGACAATAGTAGAATGTATTTCATATAATTCACCTTAAACTTGTTTTCGGATTTTTATAGTCTCAGGATTAATCCTCTTACCATGGTTGACTAGTACCATGAGCCGAATTTTGGCTCCCTCACTTGGACTCGAACCAAGAATAGTATTTCTACAGTACGGTTAACAGCCGTATGCCATACCTTTAGGCGATGAGGGAATAAATGGTCGGAATGGTAAGATTCGAACTTACGACTTCCTGCTCCCAAGGCAGGCGCTCTAAACCAGGCTGAGCCACATTCCGGAAATCAATATCAATTACTATACTATTTATTATACTTTATTTTGAACACATAGTCAAACTAAATCTTTTCACCAGGTTCGAAACCACGCCAGCGAAGGAATCGTGGGAATCGCAAGGAATATGTTCCATCCTGATTCTGTGTAATACCATCCGCCCGAACTTCTGCAATCTGACCAATAACAGAATCTTTAGCGGACCAAATCTCTGCTCGTTCTTCTTCAGTGAAGCCTGTTCCAACATTAACAGAAATCGTCTTTCCAGAATCAACACCTTCACAAACAATAGCACCAAGAGATCCGGCATTCTTACCAGTCCCAACTTCAACAGCAACCACTTCAAGAGAAAGATCGATGAATGGCTTCAACTTCAACCAAGAAGAAGACCGCTTACATTCATATGGAGCCAAAGGATCTTTAATCATGATTCCTTCATATCCACCTTCGATCGCTGCCTCATTCATCTCACGGAAAATCTCACGACCTACAACAGTATCTAGATCGACAATCCGATTCGAAAGAATCTTTACATTCGGAACAACCAACTCGAATTCATCATACCAAATTTCTAATGCCTTAGAACGAATCTCTTGAGTGATTGCAGAATACCCTGCCAAGAAATCTTCCATAGGAATCATATCAAATAGATGAAGAACTGCATCATCTGTCTGAACATTATCCTTTCGATTTAATTGCTTCATTAAATCCTGGAAATTAGCCGACATTACTTCACCATCAAATACCCATGGATCGGAAAGATGATTAGCAATGTTAACAAATTGCTCACGAATCTTTGGGAAGTTATCTAACTCTTTTCCATTCCTGGAATATTGAATCACACGACCATCAGGAAACACGAATGTCAAAACTCGAACACCATCTAATTTGACTTCTAAGATTTTCTCGCCAGTCATCTTAGTCTGTTGATCTGTAGAATCTTGAGCAAGCTGACAAGAGAAAGTCGGAATAATATACTTAGTATGATACTTGTCTGATGCAGACAAATTCTTTACAACTTTATTGATAGTCTTCTCAGAAACACCACAACGAAGATCTTTGATGAGGATCAGACGATACCAATTATTCCATTCATCTTGAGTGGCTTGGTTCATGAGACGAGTAATCTCTTCTTTGGCTGAATTACCAGTAAGCTTGCGGTTAACAAGTTTAGTCAGAAGTTCTGTAAATTCGCCCCAATTGAGACCTGTACCAGAATCAGTCTTTTCTGGAATTTGCTTCACACCAAAAGTCATGAAACTGTCTAGTGCATACTTCATTCCGTAGAATAGAATGTCGTTACCATCACGACACTCACGTTCAAGAATAGCTTCTTTTCCTAGACGTGAACGATCGGCCTGAAGTGCACGAATAATATTCTTAGGCGGTGTCATTAGATAATCTCCATAATTTCACTAAAACGAGCGACGTAATATGCACCAAAACAATCCTCTAAATCAAAGATTGGAGTACCAGAAGTATCGACCCGAATATTTTTAACATTCACAGCACATTCAGCAACGATTGAATATACTTCTTGATAAATCTTAATCTCTTTTGTTGGTTTTCTGTACCACGGTTCTTCAAACATATTTAAATTATACCGTATTCTGAACTAGATGTCAAGTGATTCTAAAAAAATTATTTGTATCGAGCGTACTTTTTAGAACCATCTGCAAATACAACCAACTTTTGTGTTGGCTCATCTACAAGAACCAATTCTTCGCCATATACACAAGGTGTGGAACTACCCTCTTCGCAAGAGAATTGACGAGACCAACGATCGCCACAGCATTTGCAATCGATACCGTCCATACATCCGTCGAAGTACAATCCGTTGGCTTCTGCACGATGATTGGCGTCTTTCGCATTCTCAGCTTCGATCACAACATCTAGAGCAGGACCGTCGTATTGTCCGAAAGAATTATTTTGATTAAAGTGGAAGAATTTCATACTAGAACCAGTATACCTCGACGAAGAGGCGAATGTCAAAAAGAATATTCCCTTTAGAATCAATGACTTAACTGCAAGTGACTGAAACTAAAGGGAATATAATTTTTTATTGGGTTTTTATTCTTCAGCTAGCTTTCGGAAGAAGTCCAAGTCCAAAGAATCATCCTCATCTTCACCTTCGTCAGCTTTCCAAGGCATATCCTCTTCAACCTTCTTAGTTTCCATCTTAGGAGATGGCTTAGTTGGCATCGGTTCCTCGATCTTCTTTGGTGCAGCAGGCTTAGAACCAAGAACCTTATCAAGACGTGCCTTTAATTCATCATAAGATTTGAAATTCTTAGGATCAGTAAATTCACCTAAAGTGTATAGTGAATTCCATACTGTCTCTAACTTCTCATCGTCTCCATCAAATAGAGGCGATTGTGCTTCAAAGGAAGAATTATCGTAATTAGGATATCCTTCTACTTTCTTAATCTTTAGACGGAAGTTAGCGCCTTGCCAAAAATCAAAAGGATCAACAGCCTTGTCACCTTCGAAAACAGGCTTCATGGCTTCTTGAATCTTTTCGAAGATCTTCTTGCCAAACTTAAACAGCATAATCTTGCCTTCGTTCTGTGGATTCTTTGGATCCGAAATAACGTAGATATTGGCAATATACTGTTGCTTACGCTTACGCTTACGAACAACTTCTTTATTAGCTTCGATACCTGTGGCCCAGAGTTCCTGATTAACCTCTCCACATGGATCTGCCTTACCAATAGTTGTTAGTGAATTCTCAATATACCATCCACCAGGACCCTGGAATGAGTGCGAATAAACTGTAACCCAAGGTAACTTGTCATTCTTTCCAGCTGGAAGAAAACGAATTAGAGCCGTACCATTTCCAGTCTTTTCGTCCATAGGAACTGACCAAAAACGATCGTCTTGGTACTTGTTTCCACCCGAAGACACTTTCTCTAATTCTGCTACTAGATTGTCTAGATTAGACTTTGACTTCTTTTTTAGATCTGCGAAATTCATATTGTTTCCTTTTTTGCTAATTTGCTATTCTTGCTTATTATTTGCTAATTCTTGATAGAGTTTTTTAAGCTCTTCACAATAATTCTCATTCTCAATTTCTAATGTATTTATACGTTCCGTCGTTTCTTCTTTTAATCTATTATAGGAATAGTACATATTGTACATAATATCTTCTAGAAAATCGATAGAACTTTGAACTTCACCAATTAATACTTCGAGTGTCTCTTCATCAAAGTCTTCTATATCAAAGACGCTATCAAAATCTTCGTCGGATACAGATTCTTTCTCATCACCATCTTCTGGTTCAAGAACAATCAACTCATCATCCATAAGCACCTCCATTACTATAATAACTTATGTGCTATAATTTATCAACTGAAAACTTCTAAGAAGATCTTCTTCAAAAGATCTCTTTGTGGAATGAATTGTTGTATGAATGGAAAGTAATAGATCATAAGAGTATTAGTTTCATCCCAAACAGGATCACGTGGTTTTGTCTCAGCATTCATCTTATCTGAGATCTTGATTAGAATATCGATACAAATAAATGTTTCTAGACGAATCTCTTTTTTAAGAAACAACTTGAAAATAAGAGGATGTGTGACTCCTTTCGTTTTAAAAAGATCTTTGTATTCTATTTCGTTCAGAAGACAATATTCCTTGATCTTTCCTAGTTCAGATTTAAATGAATAATGGAAACTTTCTATATATCCTCTCCAAACTAGATGTCTTGCTTTATTGTCTGCAGTAAGAATATCTTTAATCCAAAAATTCTGGTTATCTAGATATTCAACAAGCATCCTTTCAATAAAAGTGTCTCTTGATATTCTAGCAGCTATTTTCTCAAAATGATATCTATCTTTTCTGGATTCATATGAGATTGGATTAGCTTTCGTTTTTCCATTAAACTTAAAAAAATTGTAAGTCTTACTCGAAAAATGCAACTTAAATGCAAGATAAGTTACATAAGCATCATAACCAGAAAAAGATTCACTCATATCGGTAGTGTGTTAGAAGAATTATGTGACTTCTTGAATAACCTCAACTCTTTTGCTGATTGTTCGATAAGAGTTCTGAGTGATTGGGGAATCGTCCTCGAAACAGCTTCTAGATCGAAGTTATTCTTCTCACAATAGTATACAGTTGCCTCTAGATAATTCATCTTATTATTGAGAGCCAAGTCTTTCACTTCTCTAAGAATATCTTCCGGTTTAATGATAATGTCTTCTATATTTGGTAAATCATTAGTCATTGGTATGTTAAGTATCATACATCTATTATATAACTCATATGAAAAGAAAGCAATATGTTTTTATTAAATCGGATATTGACTTTCTTGTCTTTGGAAGCTATAATAGGTATGTAGCCGTTTTAAGTAATAGATATATCTATATGGTTACTGGATAGGTATCGAAGAGTAGTGTTCTGCACTACAGAGTAACGATATACTGAGATTTCGATTCCATTCCTTTTGTATAATCTTCAAGTAATTCACGAAAGATTACTCTAGCTTGTACTTGTCCAAGATTCTCTCTTGCAGTAATCATAATTCTTCTATCCAATTCTACCATAGCTTCTTCTATAGTACTTGGAATCTTTCTCTCATAATTCGATTTCGGGATCTTAATGATATCCATATTATTTCTCCAATTCAACATTTACGATTTTGTAGTTAAAGTTCTCTTGAACGTAAAGTTTTGCTCTTTCTAAAAAATGCTTCATAGAAAAATTAGTTTTATTTCTAAATTTAAGATCGTCTACTATATCGAAAAGAATTGCTGGACCCGACTTATTTATCGATAATCTTAGAACTCTTCCGATAGATTGTAAGACTCTTATCTTAGACTTAGAAGGATGTGTGAATATAATATTCTGGAGTGAAGGAATATTGATACCAGTAGAAAATATCTGTGAAGAAGCAACGATAATTCCATCATTAATAGAATTAATTTTTATTCTTACATCCTCTCTAATATCAACATCTGTACCACCATATATAAAATAGACTGGTCTATCAGTATATTTTTGAATAAGATTGTATATTAGTTCACCATGCGTTTCTACTCTTGAAAATAGAACGAGTGTATTACCTTTTGTGCTAGCTGCTAATTTTGCGATAAAACGATTTCTCTTGTCGTTAGAGATTAAGAATTTAACTTCTTCTTCATAAGAGAATTCTTTTGCAGCTTTTCTAGATGCAGCAGAATAAGATAAAACCAATGCATTAATCTTAAAATCAGATAATTGCGATTTACTGATTAGATCCGATGTCGTTGTGATCTGTCTGGCTTTCCCGAATATACCTTCTAATTGTAGTTGATGAATCTTTTCACCAGATAGGGTTCCGGTGAAACCGTGTCTGTATCTGGCATAGATGCATTTATCGAATAACTTTGAAACTTCTTTTGCAGAATAGAGGTGACATTCATCTCCCATAACAACTTCGATATCTTCGAAATAAGAAGGAGGTTTGTCATACAGACTCTGCCATGTGCTTATGGCAATCTTTTTATTTTCTCTTTCCATACCAGAATATATTCTTGTTATATCCTGTTTAATATCCCAATCCGGATAGTAGTCTGCGATATCTGAATATAACTGTTCTACCAGAGAAGTTGTAGGACAGATTAGAAGGATCTTTCCTTCTACATTTTCGTTATAGAATTTGATTAGCGATGCAATGATAATCGATTTTCCAGAACCAGTTACTGATACTGTGATAGATCTGTTGTTACAGATCCCATGTTTAATCGCATCTAATTGATAATCACGTAATTCGATCTCTCGTCCACCAGAACACATTCTGTTAGATTTAATGAACGTGTCTGCAACTTCTTCAGAGAATCCTTTGTTGTCGAATTCTTGATTGAACGTATAACCATTCTCTTCACAGTAAGATTTAATGTAATGTGCAAGACCTTTACCAACAGTGTTGTTACGTTTGTTTAGTAATCTTGCATATCCATCCCACAACCTCTTCCTGTACATATGCATATATTTTGCACCAGGAACTTCGAAACTTAAGAGTTCATATAACTCTTGGATTATTCCTGGCTCGGCGTCTACAATAGCATAGGTCTCATTAAATGATTTAAGTGTTATATTCATGTCAATTCAGACATATTTATAACACTCATGATAAAACTCTTTTTCTAAGTAACTTCACCAGCTTCAAATCGAATCATCGTTATTGCATTCTTGATGGAAAATTCTCTCTGTTCTATACCACGTAGAATCTTCTCTAAACAAAAGATCTTTTCTTTCTGTGTTTGTATATTATACATGAGATCGGATAATTCAGGATCTGCATTCATGTACAAATCCAGATCTTGTCTGAGAACTTTAATATCAAAAGGCTTCTCGTTGTAAACTTCATCAGAGGCTTTTCCAGAATAATATTCCCATTTATCTTTCTTCAATTCGTCTAATTTCTTATTCATCTTATGAAGAATAATCTTTTCCGAACGATAGATATCTAAGAATCTCATTAGGATATTTGGAGTTCTCGTAGCTTCTTCACCAAGATTGAATCTATCTATTTTTAATTCGACTTCGGCCAAATTCTGAATGTCTTTGTAGGTCATCGCCATTTCAAATCTCCAAGATGTTTACACATAATGTCTTTTAATGCAGAATAATAATTCGATCTATTCACTCTAAAAATTAGAGGTTGTGAATCATATGTGCACATAAGAATTACAATCTGTTTAATCTTAATACCAGTCATCTCCTCAAGCATCAAAGAATATGCTGTTCCTTGCACGAAATAAGATTGGATCCATTCTTCTTTCTTTTCTTTTCTAGAAGTTTTGAAGTCTATGATAGAAGGAACACCATCAAATTCTGCAATACAATCGGTTCTACCTGCTAGACCAAGGACGTCAGAATATAGAGTAGCTTCTTGTGTATAGATGTTGTCTATTCTATCAAGTGTATCTTGTAAGGCAGAGAACATATATTTAGAATGTACGGTTGCGTACGATAAGAATTTTGGATCATTATCTAAATATTTTTCAACAACATAATGTAGATTTTCTCCCAATTCACAAGCATAATCTGATATCTGTTTTGCTTTGTCTTCACCGATAGATTTCTTCCAATCATCTAATGATTCCTTAGAAAGTTGTCCCAAGAGAGTTGTGATGGATGGATAATAATTACCTTCTGGAGTAATGTAATATCTTCTATCATTTCCCTCTTGGGTTTGTAACTGAGGAAGATTTAATCTATTGTGTTTGAATAACTTCACTTATATATTATATACTATTTGTCTTTGGATAACAACTCTTCATCTACTTCAGACTTAGCAATAATAAATGATTTAACTATTCCTGAACGGACGATATCTTCAATACCAAATTCAATGATATCAAACTCTTGCATCTTTTCGATAATCTTCATAAAATAAGGTAATCCAGAAACATCCCATTTCGATCTAATTAGATCGTTCTGAGCCCAATCTCCACAGAAGAAAATCTTAGAATTCTTCCCTACTCTAGTGATAACAGTTTCAAGTTCACCAACGCCTGCGTTCTGGAATTCGTCAAGAATAATGAATGCATCGTTAATTGTAGTACCACGTAAGAAAGAAGTGGAACAGAATTCGACAATACCTTTTGCTTTCAAAATCTCAAATGCATCGCCTCTTCCAAATAATTCGGCGAATACGCCTCTATATGGATCTTCATAAACGGCCATCTTTTCTTTCAGAGTTCCTGGTAAAAATCCAACATCTCTAGAAGAGACTGTAGATCTAATAATGATAATCTTCTTAGGACTATCTTTAGCTGCCTTATCTCTCTTAATCAATTCTGATAGAGCCAGATATAATGATATATAAGTTTTACCAGTACCAGCTGAACCACAAAGAACAAGATTATATCCTTCTTCAAATGCGTTGAAGACGTCTTGTTGTGATTCAGTCATCGGTTGAATCCTTCTCAATGAGAAGGAGTTATCAATAGTTGGTTCTAGATTATTCTTGGATGTTTTCGGTTTTCTTGACATTAGTATCCTTTACACATAATCAAGAATATCAAATTTAAATTTCCTTTACAATAGACCTACTTCTTTCAACGTTACCACGTGGGTGTGCTTCTTTAATTCTTCCCAAAACATACTTTTGGAAATCTGCTGGTGCTTTAGTTACACCCAATCGAACAGGATCGCCGATACCAGCAGCCGTGATTGTTTTTACAACAGTCATAGAAGAACATTCAGGGCAAGGTTCGGTAGTCGGTAAATCACAGTCATCCATCTTAACATTCTTTTCGAAAGAATGTTCGCAATCAGTGCAATGATAATCATACAATGGCATTATCTATATCCTCATATCTATTTATAAAAAATGGTGGTCCTATTTAGACCACCTATAGAAAATTTGAACATTATTGATTTAAAAAGGGACGTCTTCTAAAGATAGTCCAGATAACCCATCTGTTGCGAAATTCTCCGCATCAATTTCTACTGTAGAATCTAACTTCTGGTAAAGGGAGAAGAAAGCTTTCTTGGTATCAGAATCGAATCTAGAAGTAC